GACGTTTCCCGTGGTGATAGTGAAGATTTTTCCTCAATTCAAATTGTTGATTTTGATGATAGAGAACAAGTATTAGAATATGTTGGGAAAATTCCACCAGACGCTTTGGCTGAAATTGCTTATAAATGGGGTTTAATGTATAATGCTTTTTGTGTTGTTGATATTACCGGTGGTATGGGAATTACAACTGTAAGAAAAATGCAAGAATTAGGTTATAAAAATCTCTATATTGATGGTGTTGATACAACAAATATTTGGTCATATAACGCTAAAGCTCAAGATAAAATCCCAGGTATAAATTTTAATAATAAAAGGGTACAAATTATTGCTGCTTTTGAAGAATATGTAAGACATAAATTTAAGATTAGAAGTACAAGGTTATATAATGAGATGAACACATTTATTTATATAAACGGAAGACCAGATCACCAGAAAGGACAACACGATGACCTTATTATGGGAATATCAATGGCAATTTACGTTGGTGAATCTTCATTTCAAAAACTAGAAAAGGTTGTTGAAAAAACAAAAATAATGATTGAGTCTTGGACGGTATCAAATAATGATTCGGTTGGTAAACAACTTCATTTTGATCCGGTATTACCAAATACACATATGATGTCAGAAAGAAATAAAATGAACTCCGGACCATCAAAAGATGATTATATCAAATATGGTTGGTTATTTGGAGGTAAAAGATAAATATTATGGGATTAGATAGGAGAAGAGTTTCTGGTAAAATTTATAATGGATCAACATTAATTGTTCCCGGACAACAAGTATCTAGTGTAAAAGTAATTCCAATAACTTTCCAATATAAAAAAGGAAGTTCAAGAGACTTAGAAAGGGAATACCAAGAAATAAAACCAACAACAACACCCACACCAACTGTAACTCCAACACCTACACCAACACCAGTACCACCGGAAGTATTATTTAATGCGATTATAACAGATAATCAAGAATATATAAATGTTGGTAATAATTATTATTTACAATATGTGGAATAATAATATAAAAAATGTAAATATTTATATTTGATACTTATGTATTAATTTTTTAATATGGAACAAAATACAAATCAATTAACTATTTGGCAAAAATTGTCTAAAACATTCGGACCTAATTCATTATTAGGTCAAGACATTTCTACCTACAAATTTGATAAACAAGAATTATTAAGAACAAAAGATAGAAATGAGTTTGAAAAAGAAAAATTACAAGCGCAACAATCTTTATATCTTTCAGGCCAATGGCAGAAGATTGAAAGTAATTTATATACTCAAGCAATTTATTATGAACCAACAAGGTTGGCGGCTTTCTATGATTACGAATCAATGGAATTTACACCAGAGATTTCAACAGCATTAGACATTTATGCCGAAGAATCAACAACACCAAACGAAGATGGTCACATATTACAAATTTATTCCGAATCAAAAAGGATTAAAGGAATATTGGCGGACTTATTTAACAATACACTTGATATCAACACGAATTTACAAATGTGGATTAGAAACACTTGTAAATATGGTGATAATTTTGTGTATTTAAAATTAGACCCAGAAAAAGGTGTAATAGGAGGAGTACAATTACCGAATATTGAAATCGAAAGGTTAGAAAGAGGGATGTCACCAAAAAGTCCAAATACTGAAGTTAAACCGGGTGAAAAGGGTTTAAGATTTAATTGGAAAGAAAAAAATATGGAGTTTAACACTTTTGAAATTGCTCATTTTAGGCTTTTAGGTGATGACAGAAAACTTCCATATGGAACCTCTATGTTAGAAAAAGCTAGACGGATTTGGAAACAACTAGTGTTAGCTGAAGATGCGATGTTAATTTACCGTACCTCAAGAGCTCCGGAAAGAAGAGTATTTAAAGTATTTGTTGGTAATATGGATGATAAAGATGTTGAGCCATATGTACAACGTGTTGCAAATAAATTTAAAAGAGATCAAGTTGTTGACAATAAAACTGGAAATGTTGATTTAAGGTTTAATCAAATGGCCGTGGATCAAGATTATTTTATCCCAGTTAGAGATGCTACACAAACAATGCCAATTGAAACTTTACCAGGTGGTACAAATTTATCCGAAATTGCTGATATTGAATATATCCAAAAGAAACTTGTTACAGCATTAAGAATACCAAAAGCATATCTTGGTTTTGAGGAACCAGTTGGTGATGGTAAAAACTTATCATTACTTGATATTCGTTTTGCTAGAACAATTAATAGAATCCAAAAAAATATATTATCAGAATTAAATAAAATTGCAATAGTACATTTATTTCTTTTAGGTTTTGAAGATGAATTAAGTAATTTTACATTAGGGTTAAATAACCCATCCAAACAAGCAGATCTTTTAATGGTTGATGTTTGGAAAGAAAAAATAACTCTTTATAAAGATATGGTTACAGAAATTGCAAACACATTACAACCAACTTCGGCAACTTGGGCTAAAAAACATATTTTTGGTTGGTCTGACGATGATATTAAATTGGATACACAAAGAATTAGAATGGAAAGAGCTGTTGCCGCAGAACTTGCAAATACTGCGACAATTATCACACATACTGGTTTATTTGATAACATTGATAAATTATATAAATCTGTTTCAGGATCTACAGCATCAGCAGGAGGAGAACCACCTGGCGGTGGTGCACCACCAATGATGGGTGGGGGCCCACCTGAACCACCATCGGGTCCACCACCAGGTGGTGAAGCTGGAGGATTACCAGAAAGTAAAAACAAATTAGAAAATTTACTTTTAGAATCTGATGATGAAATGTATATAACAAATTCATCTTTAGGTGATATGGAAAAGGAATTAATGAAAATATTAAAAGATTGATATATTTATATTTAAAATAAGATATGAAATTTGGTTTAATAAAAAGTAAAATTGAGAGATGTTTAATCGAGTCTTACAAAAAAGATTCATTTAAAACTAATATGTTTGTATTTAACGAACTTGTACTTGAAAATAAAAATTTAAGTAAATTATACTTTTTATACGACGAACTTTCAACAAACAAGGGTTTGAACGAATCGTTAGCAAACGAATTAATCAATCAGTCTGTGGTTATTTATGAAAACACAATAAATAAAATATCAAAAAATGATATTAATGATTTAAACTTGTGGTTATCGGAGGTAAAAACAAAAAATAATTACGAACATATTGATAATTTATTTTCAAATAATGTTTTGACGTTAGAAAATAAAATTAAAAGTAAAAATATTATTGTTGAGAATTTAAGAAATTCTCCAGTAAAAATGGAAGGTACATTAAATTTACCGGTAAAAAAATTGGTTGATGTTGCAAATAAAACGGTTAATAATTTTTTAGAAAGTCTAAATGAAAATAGTAAAAAAACTTTAATAAAAATATTATCTGAAAACGAAGACAAACTAAAATTAAAATATGAAGTTTTAAAAGAAACCGTTGTTGACAAATTAGAAGAACTAAAAGAGATTGAAAATGAAACTGAAGTTATTTCTAGAATAAATGAGACAATAGGTAAAATCCAAAAAGAAAAATTCGATAGAATTAACTATTTTAAATTACAAGAATTATACAAAAATATTTAATTATTTGATACAAATTTTTGTCTAAAAATTGCTTTCTGTTTTTCTTGTCTTCTCTCAACTGATTTTTTAGTAAATTCTTTTCTGTAATTTAAATGAGAATTTTGTCTAGTTCTAATCACCTTACTCTTTAATTCTTTTAAAGCCTTTTCGATGTCGTTTTTTTTAACTTTTACTATTAACATATTTTTTAAATAATTTTATTATATTGATATATACTTCAAAATTACATAAACTTTTAAAAAATAAACAATATTGATATGAAAAAAAATTATGAAAAAAGGGAAAACCGCAAAAATCACAGGGTTCAGAACATCAAAAATTTCTTATGGAACAGTAGATTCTAAAGAATTTAAATCACTTTACTTAAACATACAAACCTGGGTAGAACCAAAAATCGATAGTGAAAACTGGAATAGAGTTGTATTAAACACAAGTAGATCTATAAAACATTCAGTTTATGATAACTTAGATAAAAATTTATTTGATAATAAATTTATTGTAGACTTAGATTTAAGAACAAGCGGTCTACAATTAAAAAAGAAATCATTTATGAATTTAGAAATAAATTTATTTTTAAATCAAGAAATAGATTTTAAATCAACAAAATTAAAAAAATCATTAAAAAATTTAGTAAAAGAAATATACAATGATGTATTCATTGGGAATGAAACTTTTAAATTTTATTTAACTAAAAATGGTAATTCAAAAACAATTAAAGTAAAAACCGAAAAAGTTTAATATTTATTATAAAACTTTTAAAATGAAAATACTAGGACCAAACGAAACCGGTAAAGGAATTCTTATTGAATACGATGCCGGATATATTAACCCAAAGAGTACTAATAACCATTATATAATGGAATCTCAAAACTTTTTGGACCATTCTAAACCATTTGAATTCTATGCGGTATTACAAAAATACGACACACCAAATAGAAATGGTAGAGTATATCCGGAAAAGATATTAAAACGAGAAGCTGAAAATTATAAAAAAATGATTGAGAAAGGTACATCTCTTTCAGAATTAAATCACCCAGAATCATCACTTATTGATCTTGACCGTGTATCACATATTATAACTGAAGTTTGGTGGGACGGACCCGTATTACTTGGTAAATTAAAACTTTTAACAAGTCCTGGTTTTCACGAAAGAGGTATTGTATCAACAAAAGGTGATATGGCCGCAAATTACCTTAGACAAGGTGTTACACTTGGTATTTCTTCTCGTGGTGTTGGGTCGTTAAAAAAAGTTGGTGAACAAAATGAAGTACAAGATGATTTTGAATTAATCTGTTTTGACCTTGTGTCATCCCCATCAACACCTGGAGCTTACTTATTTTTAGATAAAAATGACAGACATAAATTTGATGAAAATTTAGAAGAAGATAAAAGAATGGCTATTGAAAGAAATATTGGTGAAGCTGGCAACAAATCTCTTGACTTAATGAAAAGATTATCCGATTATTTGGGAAAATAAAAAAATTATGGAACAAGGAGAAAAATATTTTGTAGCAAAGATTACATCAGATTTATTGGATAGTGAATCTGGAAGAGTAAAAAAAGTAAAAGAAGAAAAATTAGTTTTGGGTTACACACCGACAGACATTGAGGCTAAAGTTACTAAAGTATACGAAAACTATACAATGGACTGGAGGATTACTTCAATAACCGAAAGTAAGATAGATGAGGTTATAGAATAAAAAAAGAAAAAATATAAAAATAATAAATGGGAATGACAATAGTTGTTCCCATTTTTTTTGTCTTTAAATTATAAAAATTAAACTTTTCTAAAAAATGATGTATTTATATGAATAAAGTCAAAAAAATAAAATGGCAAGAAAACAACAAGAAGTAGAGGACGCATTATTCCAGATTAAAAATTTGGAAGAGTCCTTACAAAAAAATGCACAAGGAATACTTTCTTCAACAATGAAGAAAGAAATTAGTTCATTAGTAAAAGAATCTCTTAAAGAACAAGATGAGGTTGACGATGAAGAAGTTGAGGATGAGGTTGATACCGAATTTGATACTGATAATGAAGAAGATGTAGATTACGAAGAAGAAGACACATTTGATGTGGATGACGAGGATATGACTACTGATGTAACTATGCCTTCTGATGATGACACAATTGATATGACCGGAGCTTCTGATGCTGAAGTATTAAGAGTATTTAGAGCTATGGGTGATAATGACGGTGTTGTCGTAAAAAGAGACGATAATATGATACATTTATCAGATAACGAAAACGACACAGAATATATCATTCAGTTAAGTGAGTCTATGATGGAAGATCCAGAACTTAAAGAATTTGGAAAATCTGAATTTGATATGTATTCTCACCATTTTGGTGATGAAGACGAAGATGATTTTTCATTTGAAGACGAGGACGAAGAAGACTTTGATTTTTCATTTGATGATGAAGAAGATGATGATTTTATGGCTAAAGCTCGTTGGAATACACCTCTTTCTGATTATGATGAGGATGAAGATGATTCTTTTACTATTAAACCAAAACATATGCGTGATATGGATGATGATTTTAGTGAATTAGGTGAAGAACAAATTTACGAATTAGAACTTGATGATTTACCAAAAGGTGAACAAACATCAAAATTTAGTTTTGCTGAAGATGCGGATTCAGATGAGTTTGATTTAGATGATTCAGATTCTGAATACTTAGAATTTGATGAAGATGAGGATCCTTATGCTAACACAACGGTAGAACCAAGACCAACCCAAATGCAAGAAGCTAAAAACAGATTTAAAGCTAAAGGTATGGGTATGGGTTCCGCTTCTAAGTATAAAATGAGTAAAAAACCAAATATGGATGGTGGCTTTAAAACTGTTAAGAAAAAAGTCAACAAAACTATGGGCACTGGTAAAGCAAAATTTGAATACAAAGAAGAAGTTAATGTTGATGGATTTGATAAAAAACCTATGAAAAAAATGGAAACCAAAGAAGCCGCTAGAACAAGAGGTAATGGTGATAGATTTAGAGAAGGTGGTTTACCAAAACCAAGAGCACATTCTAGTGCTAATATCAACATTAAAAAAGGTAGAATGAATGAAGAGGTTGAACAATTAAAAGAAAAAAATGAAGAGTATAGAAGAGCACTTGATTTATTTAGAACAAAATTAAATGAAGTTGCAGTATTTAACTCAAATTTAGCTTACGCTACTAGATTGTTTACTGAACATTCAACAACAAAACAAGAAAAGATTAATATTCTTAAAAGATTTGATAACGTTGAAACTTTAAAAGAATCTAAAAATCTTTACAGAGCTATTAAAGACGAAATTGGAAATGAAAAAGTTGGTGGTGAAAGTACAATAACTGAATCAATCCAAAGAACAGTTTCTAGAACACCAGAAACTGGTTCTGCGGTTAATTTGATTGAGTCAAAAACTTACGAAAACCCACAATTCTTAAGAATGAAAGACTTAATGGCAAAAATAAAATAAACTTTTTAAAAGTACAGTATATTTATAATATACATAAATAAAAAATAAAGCTAAAAAAACAAATAAAATGGGAGCATTATTAGAATCAGGTCTTGTTGGTAACATCGGTTTAAAACACCTTAAAGTTATCAAAGAAGATACAATTAACAAATGGGATAAATTAGGATTCCTAGAAGGCCTTAAAGGTCACCTAAAAGA